CCACGAAAACCGACGCCCGTCGCAAACATCGGCCAAAGCCACCTTTATGCGCCGAGCAAGCGGACGCCTATGCCCGTGGCATCGTCGATGGCACGCTCGTTGCCAACGCTCGGGTGCGCGATGCGTGCCGCCGCTATTTGGCCGAGCGCCTCGATCCGGCGGCGGCGTCCGTTTGGTGGGACGAGCAGCTGGCTGACAGCGCCCGGGACTTTGCCCTGAAGTGCGGGCAGGGCGCGGAGGCTGGGGCAGGGGAGCCGCTCGTCTGGTTGCCCTGGCAATGCCTAGTTGCGATGATCCTCCTCGCTAGGCGGCGGGTGGTGAACGGCACCAAGACGGATACCCCTGCCACGAAGGCGCTGCTCTTGGTTGTGTCACGCGGCGCAGGGAAGACCGAGTTTGCGGCGTCGATGATCATGGCCGCGATGCGCGACCCGGAAACGCGCCTTGAGTTCGCGTCGGTCGCTCCGGACGGTCGCCTGGCGCAGAAGACATTCGAGCGGATGCAGACGATGAGTCACACGCTCGACGCGAAGGAATGGAAGGCGACGGGCGGCAGCACCCCGGCGCACCCGGGCAGGGTGAAGCACGGCGGCAACCGGTACATCTCGCTCCCCTGCACCGACAAGGCGCTCGACGGCCTCACGACCCGACTGGTCGTGGCCGACGAGGTGGCTCGCATGGAGTCGGCGTTCGGTCGCCTCCTCACCGGCTTGGCGAAGTTCGCGACCAGCCAGACGCTGCTTATCACGACGCCCGACCCGGAGCAGAAGACGAGGCCGATCTGGGGCTACTGGGACGCGTGCGAGCGGGCAATCAACGACGGGACGCCCTATCCGCCGGGCTGGTGGCCGCTGCTCTACGGGCTCGACCAGGACGATCAAGCCGCCGACCCGAAGGCGTGGCCCAAGGCGAACCCGTCGCTCGGCGTAATCGTCGACCCGGCGCAGCTCGAGCTGGCCGCCAGGACGATGCTCGAGAGCGGCGACCCGGCGCAGATTGCCGAGTTTGAGACGCAGCTTGCGTGCCGCTACCACGAACTGGCAACCACCGACGTGGACCTCGGGGTGCTCGAGCGGCAGATGCAGGAAACGGATTGGTCTCGCCTCGCCGGTGCGCCTGCAGTCATCGGAATCGACCTTTCCCGCGGCGGCTACGGGGCGCAGCTCGACCTGACCACGATCTGCCTGATGGTCGTGGACGGCAACACGATCCGCGCCCGCAATGTCTCCTGGTGGGCCGGGACGGACATCCAACTTGACGAGCGGCGCTGCAAGAACCCGCTCGGCGCGTGGGTGGAGCAGGGTTTCTTGCGCCGTATGCCTGGCGAATGGCACGACATGGCCGTCATCGAGGCCGAGATCGAGGCGCTCATGGCTCGGTTTGACGTGCGAAAGATCGGCGTCGACCCGCACCCAGCCCAGGCACGCGACATCAAACGGTGGGCAGACCGTGGCTGGCCAATTATTCCCGTCGACCAATCGATCCGCACAATGGCTCCCGCGTGGAAGTTGTGGGGCGACTTGCTCAAATCGAAGCAACTCATCTACGAGCCGGACCCCGTGCTGCGCTCGGCGCTCAACGCCGTGCGCTTGATCCGCGACAACGTCGGCAACACGCGCCCGGTGAAGGGCCGAAGCAACGGCAACACCGATGCGGTGGTCGCTGGCAACATGGCGGCGCTGCTGATGGAGCACCACCAGGTGCGTGAAGCAACTGGTCTCTCGACTTCATCGTGTCCCATTGGATAGACACGGTTACAAGAATTCCGGGTTGACGTTTCGGGGCAGAGTTGTTCCATCTGCTCCGTGGGCATCTTTGCACGATTCTTCGGCTTCAAGTCCGGCGTCGCGATCTACACGCGACCCGAGCCGATCATTGCGTCACCGGCTGACGCGATCCCCGCAGTCGTTCGTGCAACCAACCTAATCTCGGCGGATATCGCTCGCCTTCCCGTGTCGGTCTACGATAGCGAAGGCCAAGAGATCGAAGGCCATCCGGTCGAGATGCTGCTGAACCGCGACGCAAGCCGCTGGCAGTCTGGCTACGAGTTCCGCCGCTACACGACCTCCGTCGCGCTGACGCACGGCAACGGGATCGCTCTGATTCGACGCGGAAGCGACGGCGAGATCGCCGAACTCCAGCCGGTGCCAGCCGACGCGATGAGCGGCGAAATTACCGAGGAAGGCGTCCAGTACCGCATCGGAAGCCTGGTGATGAATGCCGACCAGGTGCTGCATATCGGTGCATATCCGGACCACCTCAATCCCTGCTGGTATCGCTCGCCGCTCGACGTGGCCCGCCACGCGATGCAGCTCGCCGCCGATGAGAACGGCGCCCACGCCTCGCTTGTGCGCACCGGCTCGATGGGCAAGGTCGCAATCTCGCACCCGGGCGCCATGAGCGACCAGACCGTTCAGGCGATCCGCGACGCATGGAACACCATGCACGCGACCGCCGATGGCGCCAGCCGACCGCTGATCCTGCGCGAGGGCATGAAGGCCGAGAAGATCTCGCAGGAGACGAGCGGCACGATGCTCGAATCCCGGCGCTTCAGCGTCCAGGAGATCGCCCGTGCGTTCGGCGTTCCGCCGGAGATGCTGTTCCAGCAGGGCGGCGGCGCCCTTGTCAGCCAAAGCGAAGTCGCCCGCGCATACGCGGACGGCGCGATCGCGGCGTGGGCTTCCGCGTGGGAGTCGGAGCTCACGCGGAAGCTCTGCCGCCCTGGCGAGTTCGTGCGAATTGACACGACGGCAATCGTGCGCGGCAACCTACGCGACGCGGGCATGGCGTTCTCGAAGCTCGTCCTGGCTGGCGTCATGTCGCCAAACGACGCTCGCCACTACCTCGGGCTGGCTCCGGTGGCCGGCTTGGACACGCCGACGGTCTCGATGCCCGGCGGCGCCAGCGCGGCGTCCGGTCCTGACAACGTGGGGGACGAAAATGCTTGAGCTTCGCACCGCGACCTTTGAGCGCAGCGGCAACAAGCTTGCCGGTTACGCCAGCGTCTACAACGCGCCGAGCCTCCCGCTCACGGTGCGCGGCGTCAACAACGGCAAGCCGTTCGTCGAGCGCGTCGCGCCCGGCGCCTTTGACCGCTCGCTCGCTGCCAACGTCTCGCTCCTGATCGGGCACGATCGGCGCGAGCTCCTCGCCAACACCAAGAGCGGGCTGCTCCAGCTCCGCTCCGATTCCAAGGGCCTCGCATTCGAGGTCGATCTCCCGGACACGCAGAAGGCCAAGGACGTTCGCGCCCTGGTCGAGGCTGGCGTGCTGTCGGAGATGTCGTTTGGTTTCTTCGTCCGCTCCGACGCCTGGATGGGCTCGGAGCGCACCCTCACGGAGGTGGACCTCCGGGAAATAAGTCTTGTATCCGACGGCGCTTATCCGCAGACCAGCGCCGAGGCTCGCACTCATTCGCCGAGCCTTGCTCGGTTGCGTCTGCGATTGAGGACCCTCACGTGAAGCAGCAGGAAATCATTGAGCGCCGCAAGGCCATCGAGACCGAAGTCAATTCCATTCTCGCCTCTGACCAGATCAGCGCCGAGGCCGAGGCCCGCGCCGACGAGCTGCTGAACGAGCTCAAGGACCTGAACGAGAAGCGCAGCGCAGCCGCGCTCCGCGAGCGTTTCGCGTCCCACGCGATCACGCAGAAGGTCGTCGCCGAGAAGCGCGAGCAGACCGAGGAGTGGCGCTCCAGCGGCGAGTACCGCGAGCAGTTCCTCGGCTGGCTGAAGGGTGGCCGTGCGCCCGAGCAGCGCGAGCTCATCACCAGCGCGAACTCCAACATCCTCATCCCCAAGCTGTACGAGGACGGGATCCTGAAGTACATGATGGCGCAGAGCGTCATCCGCAACCTGGCGGACCTCCGCACCGGTGTCCAGGGCTACGCAACGCTGCGCTACAACACGCTCGGCACGAACTCCTACACTTCTGCGTGGCAGCCGCCGGATACTGGGCAGACCAGCCGTCAGACCATCGACCCCGATTTTGCCGAGGTCGCGCTAGCTCCGGTTCCGTGCTTGCCCTACACGCAGGTGTCGCAGCAGCTCATGCGCCAGGCGAACTTCGATGTCGAGGCGGAGGTGATGGACAATCTCCAGCGCCAGCTCTCGAAGAACCTTGAATGGGGCTACATCGGCGGCACCGGCACCAACGCGCCGAAGGGCATCTTCACGGTCAACACCAACACCAACCAGGTCACGGACACGTCAACCGGAACGACCCGTGCCTTGGCAATCGCAAAGGTCACGCTCGCCAAGCTGCGCGAGATGCGCTACGAGAAGCTCCCCGCTGCGTACTGGGGCTCCTCGGCGTGGATCATCCCGCAGGACGTGTACGCGACCATCGCGACGCTGACGGTCAACAACGTGCCGCTCTTCATCCCGAGCGCGGACGCGGTCGGCCAGGCCGGCGCTGGCTTCACCCTGATGGGTCTCCCGGTCTACGTGACCGAGTACCTCCCGGTGCACGTTGCCACCGGCTCGACGGGCAAGAACTGCCTGGCCGTGCTCGGCAACATCTCGGACGGCTTCGCCATCCGCGAGTGGGGCGGCATCGGCATGATCCGCGACGAGATCACGGCGATGTCCTCGGCCCGCGTGATCTTCCAAGGCATGATGTTCGCCAACAGCGACTTCACCCGCGTGAAGTCCCTGGTGCAGCTCAACGTCACAAACGCCTGATCCTCATCCTCTCATCGGCACAGGTGGCGCTCCTTCGGGGGCGCCACCTGGCTGCGAGGTAGTCCGTGGCGATTGATATCTCCAAGTTCCGCAACTGGGCCCGGCTCTCCTCGAACGAGGACGATCCGGCGATTCAGATTGCGTGGGAAGCAGCGAAGCGCGAGCTGGAGGAGCGCACCGGCTGGTGCGTCGATCCGGTCACGCGGACGCAGTACGTGGCGTCGGAGCCGACCAACGACCAGCTGCTGGTGCGCCTGGAGCGCCAGCCGGTCACGGCGGTGACGTACCTAGACGATGATGGTGCAACCGGTTCCGCAACGCTGGTCACCATCAACGGGATCCAGTACGCAACGATGGCAGACTCGCTGGCCTACCCGGTCGTGCTGACGGTGACCGCTGGCACGAACACGCTCAACCCGCTGCTGGAGATGGCAATCCTTCAGCGCGTGACGCAGCACGTCGCAAGCCGCGGCGATGACACGGTGGCGCTCCCAAGCGACTACTGGGATAGGGTGTCCAGCATGATGGGGAAGGGCATTGGCTGATGCCTGGACACGTCCCATCCGGAATGCTGCGCCTCGCCATGACGGCGCAGAACCCCGTGCGCACGGTCGATGACTTCGGCCAGGCGTCGGAGTCGTGGGTCAACGTGGCGGTCCTGCATTGCCATATCGAAGTCGCCTCGACCAACGAAACAATGGACGACCGAGGCCCGGCTGTCCGCACGGATTGGCGCATCCTCGCGAGCTTTCACCCGTCCGTGAATACCCGTAGCCGGCTGCTGTGGAACGACCACGGCACCGAGCGCACCTTCAACGTGCGGGCTTGTTGGGACCGCGACCAGCGCCGTCGGCGCTTGGAGATCGAAGCGACGGAGGTGGTGCCATGAACACAACCACCAACGTCAAGGTCTACGTCGATGATAAGGAAGTGCGCAAAACTCTTGGCATGCTGTCGGTTTCTCTTGGCGAGCGTGTCCGCAAGAAGGGCGCCCGAAAGGCACTTGGCACGGTCAGAAACAAACTCCAAGCTCTTTGGCTTTCTGCTATGTACCGCGGCAAGTCACCGCATCGAAAGGCCATCGCCAAGGCGACAAAAGTCGACGTGCGGCGCAACGGCAAGACACCTGGTAGCCCGATCATCGCCGAAGTCGGTGTTGTGTACGGAGCCAAGGGCGGAAAGGGTGCCAAGGGGAGGCAACGTATCTGGCATCTGCTTGAGCACGGATTCCGTTCTCACGGTTCCTCAAACGTCTACTCAAACGCGCCGACGCATCTTCGCGAAGCAGTCCGTGAGCGTCGTTCGTGGATCCAAGCCAAGCGCAAGGAAATATTCTCCACCATCAAGGGTGGAAAGTTTGAGGCCAAGCGTGCTCGGTCCAAAGCCATGAAAGAGATGTACGCAGCTGCTCGTGAGCAATGGGCGGATGTCGCGACCTACCAAGGTCAAAAGCGCGAAACGATTGAACGGTCAAAAGCAGCTGGATCCGGTCACATGATTGCAGGATCAAAAAGGTCAACTCGATTCATTGCCGCTAACTTTCAGGCAATCATGAACGACATCTCTGCATCGGTGCTTGCTGAGGCAAAGCAGGTTCTTGGAGGTCGAAATGTCTCTTGAGAACATCTGCCGAGCAGTAAAAGCAGCACTTGACGGATCTGGTTACCCCATGTCAGTTGGCATGCGCAATGCCGGAACTGCGACACCTTGCTTGGTTTACGAGATCAACAGCGCGACGTGCGATATGCGCATGGCTGGTCCGATCGGACTTCAGCATTGGACAGTTGAAGTAGAGGTCGCGGCAGTTGCGGACACCGTTGAACAAGTGACCCAAATGGTCGACTCGGTTCTTTCCCTGTTCAACTCCGGGCCAATCAACGACACCACAAACGATTGCTCGGTCTCACTCGGATCTTTTGCGGTGGCGTTCACCACGGAAACTCCGGACGATGGCCAGCAAGATGCAGAACGAATCGGGACGATGAGCATGACGCTGCTCGTCCAGGAGGATTGATATGGCACTCATCGCAGGCTACGGCGGCGCAGTCACGCTGAACTTTCAGAGCAGCTCGGCAGTCACGTTCCCCGTCCGAAACATCGCGATCAACTTCGAGCGGTCAAGCATCGACACGACGCAGCTCTCTGATTTCCGCGAGAAGCGCGCGCCCGGGCGCGTCCGCCGCACGGCGACGTTCGACATGATGGCGCAGAACAGCAGCTCGGATGACGCCTTGAGGCTGCACATGTTCCCGACCACGCTGGCCGAGGCTGTTGGACGCAGCGTGGCATTGTCGTTTACCGACCAAGGCTCAATTGCCTACACCATCACCGGGCACCTGACTTCGGCGTCCCGTTCCGACGACGGCACCGGCCCGGGCATGTGGTCCCTCACCCTGGAAGAAGCCTGATGCCGTTCGACCTCACGAAGATTGCCGCTCGCCAGCGCACCGTCGAGATCGACGGCGTCGGCCCGGTGGTGTTCCGCGAGCCGACGCTAGCGGACTACACGCGGTCCCAAGTTGACCCGTACTGGTGGGGATCCTGCATCTCTTGCCCGGATGGATCGCCCTTCGTGGTGTCAAACGCCGATCTCGGCACGGTTCGTGCGGATGTGGCTGGGCGCCTTTTGGAGGAGGTCAACCGGCCACGCCCTACGGAGCCGGCACCCGCCGGCTGTGGAGAATCGCCAGCCCGGAGCAACGCATGATGATGCCCGTCGCCCTGGCACGGCTTGAGATGACCACCGAGGAACGGTGCGAGCACCTCCTCGGAGTGATCGCTTGCACCCTGACCGGGAAGCGCCCGCACGACCTCATGCCGTGGGTCCGCTCCGGCCTGGACGAGTTTGCACGGGAGGTTGGCCGTGGCTGACAAGTCGATGAAGGCAGTCATTCGGGCCGAGGTTGACCCGTCGGGCGTGGTCAAGGGCGTTGCCGCAGCGAACCGCGAGCTGCAAAAGCTCAACGCCACCAGCGCCAAGGCGGCGTTGGCAAGCGGCATCAGCGCCACCATTGACGCTGGGCAGGTGGCCTTTGGTGCCATCCGTTCCGCAGTCACCGCCTTGGACAAGCGGGCCGATGACCTGACAAAGATCACGACCACCTTCAACGTGGATGCAGCAAATGCTGCAACGCAGTCGGAAATCGAGAAGTACGCCAGGAACAAGCGGATCGCCGACGCGCTGGCGCCCGGCGTGATTCAGGGCATCAAGAATCAGGACATCATCGCCAACCGCGAAGCCGCGTCCATTGTGGCAAACGGCGCCGCAATCGGGCAGGGCATCGCCAACATTCAAGGCATCTCGGCGAGTGGACAAGCCGCAGTAAATCAGGGACTGGATGTCGGTCTTCAGGGCGCTGGATCAACCACGCTTGACGAGATCCGCAACATGCTTAGCAAGTGGTCCGGCTGGATGCGAGGGCAACCGTAATGGGAACGTGGTCATACATCGAATTGGCGGACAGCAGGATCTACGGGGTTACGTCGCCCGGCAACGAGCATTCGGTGGACCTTGTCTACCAAGTGAAGTGGACGCCAGCGAGCAGCGCGGACACCTACCCCGGTGACATCGAAATTTTTACTAGCGGCATTCCGCAAGTGCGTCAGCGCCTCCCGGCAGGTATTTACGGCAGCAGTGGCTTCCTAAAGTCCTACGTCTGCCGTTCCGTCGAGAGCGCACCGGTGCGCGAGGGCACTTTCGTGTTTCGCGTCACGTGCCGCTTCGGCTCGTTTGGGCCAACGGGCGACTTTGGCTACTGCCAGGTGACGCGATCGAGCTCGATCCGCCAGGCGCAGATGTGGCGCATGGGCGCGGCTTTCCCGAGCAATTACGACGCCGCGTGGCCCGTGTCGGCTGACATCGGCGGAAGCAAGGTCGACCTGCGCGGCAATCCAAAGACCTACGAGGTTCCGCAGCAGAACATCACAGTCGAGGTTCTTTGGGACCGTACCGCCGTTGTTGGAGGTTCAGCTCAAGGCGAACCGCCGTGGGCGACGTGGTCCGGCTACGTCGGCCAGCGCAACAGCGCCGCGTTCCTCGGCGCTGATATTGGGCAGCTGCTCTACCGAGGCTTCCAAGCTGCACCGCTCCAGGAGTGGTACAAGATCCAGCACAACTTCGTTTGGGACGCCTGGGGCCACCTTGAGCAGTTTGGCATCCCGCTGCCGACCGGAATGCCCCAATGCACCAGCGGCACCAGCGTGCTCGGCGTGACCATCCTCCAGGCTGACAAGATCGGCTGGATGCAGAAGTATCCGACCAAAAGCGCCATTTCAAACGTGCTCAACGCTGCGCAGTTGTCTGAACTTACGAGCCCCGTCCCGGCGTTCCCCTGATGGCCTACAACGCTCCCAACTTCACGCAGGGATTGCCAGGCGGTGCCAACCGCGTGGTGCTGCGCGATTGGACGCAGAGCGCCGGCACCGTCAACGCCAACATGGATGGCATCATGTGGGCGACGGCCAACGTCAACGCGCCGCAGTACTCAGCGTCGGCCTTGTGCGAGCTTGTGTCGGCGACACTCATCAGCGGCGCGTCCAACCGGTGGACGTACACGATCAAAATCTGGCATCCGACGCCGCTGACCGGAGCCGGCGTGACCGTGCCTCGAGACTACACGTTCGATTACACGAACTGCATCAACCTCCGAGAGTGGCACAACACGTCGACCATCGTGGATGGCATGGACATCACCAGCCCGCCGTCCACCATTGGCCCAGTTGGTAGCCGGTACACATCCGGCGCCTGGACAACCTCGGAACTGCTCGCCAAGGTCGAGGTGCACGTGGCCTACAACACCGCCGGCGGGGCGTTTGCGTACTTTGACCGACCGAACCCAATCAGGTGCACCTAATGGCAATTGGCGACAACAACCTCAAGCTCGCGTCCGGCATCGACCCGCAGGTGATGGTGCCTGGCGAGGTCTACGAAGTCTCGATGCACGTCCACACCGTGGCAGGGCAGAACTTCTCCTGGACAAACTTTACGCCCAAGATGCGCGTGGACGTCGGAACCTTGAGCACGACCTACAGCGGCACGGTGGTGAGCGCAGGAGGCGGCACCGCTGGCTTCTCGCTGACCGCTGTGCAGACGGCGACCTTCGCGTCCAACGCCTGGGGCCGCATCGTGCTGTACGCGGATCCGAACACCGGCAGCGAGAACCTGCACATCGCGACCATTGATCTTCGCACGACCAACGAGGTGATCCCGTGATTCAGAACATGATGCGTAAGGCGATGATTTCCGGCGACGGCGCTACCGTGTCGCTTGATTTCACCACAGGCGTACTCGATTCGCGACTCACGTTCACGCGCAGCACGACTGGAACGTTCATTAACAGCAGCGGCTACGTCACCAGCGCAGCAATTAACGCTCCGCGATTCGACTACAACCCAAGCAGCCAGGCTGCTCTCGGGCTGCTGATCGAGCCAAGCGCGGTCAATTACATGCTCCAATCCAGTAGCCTTTCGGGTTATAACAATTCAGGCATGGCAACTGTTTCCGCTGGAAGCGATAGCGATCCAACCGGAACAGCAAATTCTGCCATAGAGATTTATGCCACAGCGGGTGGTACATACCACGGTTTCTATCGAACTAT